ACCTCGCAAACTTATGAGAGTGAGTTATACAAATGCAGGAAGATTAACTTCTGATTTGTTATACTTAGTACCACGATATCTTAGAGCATCGCTATACTTTGCATAATCAAATTGATCTCCATTTAATAACTCTGTACGCTCAGACTTAAGGAGGTTGTTGTTAACCCAAAACCCTAAACTTACATCAGGGTTAAACAATACGTTAACGATTGCACGGGTTGAAACATTACCATAAGCATATGTATCACCACCACTAAATGTAACAATTGCTTGCTTATTTAGTGCATCAACTTGTAAACTTTCGATTGCAGTTGATGTGCGGTTAGTAACATTTACGAACATGGAAATCATAATAAATAGTGTGAACAATTGAAGGAATATTGTATCCTTCATCTTGTAAACAATTGATGATGATTACAAGAGGAAAGTAACAACAACTGTGTAAAGATTAAATGTTAACCTCTACCCCAATCTGTTTCTATTTCTTTACAAGTATACTCATGTAAATCATGCATCTTATTTGTGTTACCTAGCATGGTAACATATTCAATGATGATATCATTTAGTAACTCGTAATCCTCAGACAATAATACACTGAGGTTGTTACATAATTCTTGTTGATAACGGTTCATAACTTAACCTCGTTTGTTTACATATTAAGTATAGCACGTGCGCTGCTCTTGTCATCATGTTGTGTGCTACTTTGTGATGTGTCACACTGTGTCAACTGAGCGAGCGTAGCGAGCGAACTTAACATAATAATTATAGCATCAGCGTGTCGCTACAGATGCGCAGACAGCGAGATCGTTACATTATGAAATAATTATACTCCGCTCGCTACGCTCGCTCCGTTGGTGCACATTTAATAATGATATTACAGCACAATTATTATTAACGAGCGAGCACGAAGTGCGAGCGGACGATATAATTATTACAGCCGAGACCCCTTGGGGGGGAATGAGTCTCAGCCTTTATGACATATGACCAGACAAAATTATGTCAAAATTACACGGGATCTAGGTCACAGGGTAACAAATCTGGAACTTCTTGCCAATGTTTCTCGAATATACCGACACCTGTATCTGTTAACACGTGTCCATACATTTCATCGAACACTTTTGGAGGCATTGTTACTATATCAGCACCATAATGGTAAGATTGTATTACATCACGAACATTACGGATGGATGCGGACAATATCTTGGTAGTTCGGACCTCTTGAGCCTTATATATCTCATTTATCTCTCTAATCAAGCTAATACCGCACATAGAGTTATCATTTAACCTACCTACGAACGGGCTAACGTATGTTGCACCTGCTTTAGCGGCTAGAATCGCCTGAGCTGCACTAAAGACAAGTGTAACGTTAATACGTATGCCATGATTGCTTGAGAGTTCCTGACACGCTTTTAAACCTTCAACGGTACAAGGAACTTTAATTGTAGCACAATCCCCGAACTTATCTGATAGGGCTAAACCTTGGCTAATTAGGGTACCTTTAGTTTGACCTACCACTTCCATACTAATATCACTTAATCCTAAGTCTATTAGTTCTTGGTATACTTTATCGGGTGAGCGTCCACTTTTGTATATTAGGGTTGGATTGGTGGTTACACCATCAATTAATCCCGAACTGAATCTATCACTAATATCAGTAACATCAGCAGTATCAAGGAATATCTTCATTATAGTTAGTTAGAGTATGTGTAATAAGGGATGGTAAAAACAGTACCATCATGTATTAAGAAGGAGGAAGTGATGTCTGAAAGACGAGCTTCCTCCACACAGGCCGAGGTCCACCCTTCCTCTTCCTGTATACGGGGCGGATCGTTCAAACCCAAGTTGGGACAGAGGATTTGCCCTTCAGACCTCTAGCCTTACGTCTTTGGTCTATATCGAAGCCAAAAGCTAAGTGGTTAACTGCTTGTTGAGGGTCATCCATCCAAGCATCCATCATATCCTTCCATTCTTCTGCTTCTCTTATTCTGATTGATTCATTAGCAGAGATTGACATAGCATCTGTGAAGTATTTCACACCTTGAGCTAAGCAATCTAATCTGTCGTCATGTTTAACTGCACCTTTTTCTCTACACATTCTACTCATTTGGTAGAATAGCATGTATATTAGTCTGTGTTCAGGTGCCTCGTCTGGATTGGATTTGTAATCCCACTCAATGACACTTCTATCGACAATGAGACGATGCTGATTAAGGACAGGCTCAAGAGAATCAATAATCCTATCTTCCTTTCTGACATTTGCTCTTACCTCTTCTACATCAATTGCTTGTTTAGTGTTTTGTAAGTGTTTCTTAAATAATTCACCTACAATACCGTCACCGAAGTTAGTTTCGATAACTAATTTGGTTACTCCGTACTTTCTACATCCTCTGAGTATGTTGAGCAATGTGTTGTCGGAGTATCCGTCCCTATATGCTCGCATTTCATGCAAGTATAGGTACCCGTTCTTTTGGGATATAAATGCTGCTGCTGTCTCATCCGTTCCTCTACCCGATGGATCAACGGAGCATATAGTCTCTGTATATCCTGACCATTCTCCTTGAAGCTGCATTGGAGAGTAAAAATAATCTCCCGGTAGTCCAACGGTTGGGAGGTCTTTGATAACGTTTTGGGGATCGGAGCACCAAACGACGGCATCTGGGGCAGACTCAGGGTTAACGCTGGTAACAACCAGATCAGCCATTTTAAGTGGAAATTTCTCTGCATCACTTAATGAAGTATCTAGTTGGAACTGAAGCATAAAGTTAGAGCGACCCATAGCTGCTTCACGCTCTATCAGATCGTCATTATCGAATCTATCTGGGTCTGTTACTTGCCACTCTAATGCACCAGTCTCTAAGTCTTCTACTATTTGAGGAGCGAGGAGTCCTTCATATTGACTAAGTTTGTCTTTTCGGGGATATCTGGAGGGCCAAACAAAGGGACGATAGTTACGCTCAGCCAACTTACGATAAACAGTAAAGGTAGTCTGAGGAGTCCCAAGATAGCAAATCCTAGAATCGTTTTTTGGCGTGAGGATAGATTCAGCTTCTGTACAGAGTTGAAGTAATTTTTCACGCATTAACTCCGTCATAGAGTTTCCGGGTACTTCGATATCGTCTAGTACCATCAGGTCGGCTCTGGAACCAGTAAGTTGTCCAGTAATACCAACGCTTTTTACGCTGGGAGCCTGATGAGGCGAACATTGTACGTCGAAGGAGATTCTGGACCATCTTGCCTCGTCGCTTTTTGGTTGTAGGTGTTTTAACCATGGTGTTTCTATAATTAGTTTCTGAAGGAAGATTGACATGTTATCTGCTCTCTCTTTAGAGGCAGATATGATCATGATCTTCTTTTCAGGATCTTTAAAGAGAGTCCAGAGGACGAAGGCTCCTGTGATCCAACTTTTGCCAACTCCACGGAAAGCTTGGATCTGAAGACGTTTAGGTCCATTCTGAAGATAGTCTGCGATAGCATATTGAGCACGGGTTGGGGAAGGAAGGTCGAGCTGTTCCCATAGGGCTTGTAGGAACAGCTTAAAGTCCTCTTGGAGGACGGTTACGACGGACTTCATGTATTCTTTTTACCTTTCTTTTTTTTCATTGCTTGTATTAAACCTTGCTTTCTCATCCATTCGTCTAAAGCTTCGTTACCCTTTTTACCGGGCTTATAGTCTTTATTGACTAAGACATCTTTAATTCTTTTTAGCTGTGTGCCCATTTAAATCGCCTCCAAGGGGGTTGTAATGTGTTTCATGTGTGTTTGGTCATTCGATGTATTTAGAAGCCTTTGACGGCTAAATCTGTTTGAGTTCGTGTTATAAGATCATCCATACCTTCACCTAATAAATAACTACTATATCTTTTTTTAGTTTTAGTTATAGTTGGAATAATTAGATTACCATCAGCATCTACTTTTTGAGTTGGACCTTTAGGATTAGCATAACTATCTATATACTCTTTCCTTTTAGTTTCTCTATGTTTCCTGTGTCTCAATGCTTCTTCTGCAAGACCTGTGACAAATGAAACTGGTCCTGTTACAGGTGCAGTAGCTGGGAATCCTAAAGCTACAGTGCCAGACAAACCAGATATTGTAGAAAGCTGACCAGTAAACCGTTCTAGTTTATCTTCTGCTGTCATAGTTTCATGTGCACCAGCTACAGCTTTCAAAGGATCTAATAAACCTAATGCAGTCCTTCCAACACCTTTTACAACAGGATTTCTTAAAATAGATGGCGGTTCGAATTTTTTAATATTCCTTAAAGCTTTCTCAACCTTACCGCCTTGTTTCCATGCATCTAAATCAACTTTACCATCTTTAAAACCTTCTGTAAATATAGCTTTAGTAGTTTCTACACCTTGTCTAGTTCCCTGCATCTCACCTTCAATTAATGGTTGAAGAGCTTTAACAATCTGTTTAGGTGTAGTTTTACCTTTCATAGCTTCATTTGCTAAATCAGAAAAACCTTTAGTACCACCAAACTGAGGAGAATGTGCTTGTATTTCTCTTAATATTTCTCTTAAATTAGGATTCAAATCATCTAAATTTTGTACACCAAAAGCTGGTGCCATATCTTTAATTCTCATTGATTTATCATAACTACCCAAACCAGACATTTCATGTGCAAAAGGACTTAAAAATTCCATCCCTTCTTCAGCGAATTTATAACCATAGTCTTGTTCAAATATATCTAAAACTGCATTTCTAGTTTTAGAAGGTAAGTTTTTTAAAGAATCTCTTAATAAACTTAAACTGATACCATGATGACCTACGGTGAAAGCTTCACCAGCATTTTCTGCAAACTCTTGGAATCTTCTATATGCTTGATGTAATTGTTTATCTGTAAGATCTAAACTTAAAAGTTTTTCTGTTAAATCTCCAATTACTTCTGGGTTTATAGTTAAAACTGAGCCTAAATTTCTACCTAGTTTTTTACCTAAACTGGCTCCTTCAAAACCTAGTTTTTTTCTCCACCACTGAGGACTACCACCTTTCCTCACTTTTCTCATAACTTCTTGACCTATCCCTTGCTGCTGATCACGGAAATTAGATATTCTATCAGTAATTATTTCCGCTTGTTTTGTAGCCTCACCTTTACGAATAGAAGGTATGCCAGCATCAAATAATTTAGTATCAACAATATCTTTAATTATTGGATCAATTTCTTGATAAATAGGATTCTTACTTGTCATCGCTTCTTCATGTTATTTAAAAGATCTTCACTTTTAACTTCTGGTTTTTTAATAGAGTCTGAAAATACTCTACCTTTATTAGCTCCTCCTTTTAAACTTTGTTCCCATAATTTGTGTTCTTCTCCAGCCCATGCTCCAGACTTTTGTGCTGGTGAGTTACGTGTTTTCTTTAACCAAGCATCTCTTGCTTCTGCTTCAGTTTGTAGTTTACTATCTTCAGATGTTATAGAATTATCTACAATATTATTTACAACTGGAGATACACTGCTTACAGGGTTCTGTGCTTTGGTAGCATTATTTGGATCTACACTAAACTGAAACCAAGTAGGGTCTTGTCCTATTTCGTCATTAGCTATTTTTTTATTATTTGCACTATAAAGAACTTCTTGAGCAAATTTATAATTATAATCTGGTTGACCTGTAGTATCCATAACAGCTTTAGCTGCATTAAGAAGAGTTCCCATTGGATCAATTTCTTTCGGATCACCTATATTAAAATCATACATTTGACTTGTATCTGTTACCTCACCACCACTTGCTAACGATACTTCTCTATTTCTATCTGAACTGGCTTCTGTAAGTGTTTTTAAACCACCACCTTCTTTTTGGTCATCTGAATATATAAATGGGTCTATAACTTTATCAGTAAAATCTTTTCGTTGTATTTTTGCTTGATTTGCCTGTGCTTGTTTGTAAAGCTGACGGTATTCTTTTTCAGGTACAATATTATTAGTACCTTTATATACTTTAACCCATTTACCGTCTATCCTTTTCTTTTCAAACTGATTTTCAAAATCAGCTCGCCATTGTATCTTCATAGTTAATTAATGTGTGATAAAATTTGCTCCTCCCTATACGGTTTGTATCCAAACGTATCTCTCATCCAGTCCCGCCAGTGTCTACTACCTTTCTCCTGATTACATCTCCTACACGCTGGTACCATATTCTTTGTAATTGTTTCTCCACCGCTGCATTTTGGTTTAACATGATCGAGTGTAAGTTGATTAATTTCATAATGGTTTCCACAATAAACACATGTACAATTGAAGTGCTCTTTAACAGCTCTTCTCCAGAGCTTCTTAGCGTCAGGACTTGTCATGGTTATTAGATTGTATAGATAATGTTTAGGGGTTGGTAGTAGGGGTGTCATCCTTTGGCTTTACCTCGGTTTCTGGCTCTGTTTTTTGATTGGGCTTCAAGTTTTGTGCCTCCACTTTGTTTATGCGAGACATCCAACTTATCACCATTGCCATAGGTTCCTCTCCGTCGGTTTTCTTTATTTAGTGCAGTTCTCTTACTTATTTGAGTTGGACTGCTATTAAACTTTTTTTGATAGGAATTCTTTTTTGCTCTTGCCTTAGCATGAGATCTATAGTACTTCGTGCTTAGACTTGCCATATAATCTCCGTTGTACAAGGTCTGGGTCGATTTTAGGCATTACGGCTGCCAATTTATCCAATGGATTACCTTCATATGCAATACCACTGATATCATTCTTAACTAGCCAATCACAGGCTGCTTTTAATTCATGAGCGGAAGCTTCTCCACTCTTTATTCTTTTAAGGAATTCAGTTGTAACGAGCCGATGTAGCTCGTTAAACTGTTCTTCCGTAGCTCTTTTAGCCATTATTTTTTAAGGAATAACTGTTTCTCCAGAAATTCTACTGCTTTATCATCCACGGTGTTATCGGTAGTGGAAACAAGCTTCTTTAAAATATCAACGATTAGTTTTTTAACTGAATCAGAAGTTGCGAATTTGAGTAGGATTGGCTTAATTAGTAGAATCATTTACTTTAGTGGGTTGTTTAGGGCAATTGTACTCTTTTTCTTTCCAAGGAGGTGTAAATCCTTTAACTGGAGTACATTCTTTTTTTAAATACTGCTTAACTGCAGCTTGTTTTTCTTTTTCATACTTAACTATAGGGACAACATCGTTACACATGCTATAAACACGTGTACCTTCAGCTAACATAAACCCTTTACGTTGTAATTCAGCACATCTGAGCATCCGTGTCAGCTCGTAATCAAGCCTCATTTTCTCTTCTTGTCTTGCAGCTATACTTCTGCACCGTGCTAAACCTTCTCGATCTAAAGGGAACATAAAATTAACCTGTCCTCCCCAGTTTTCTGATATTGTATAGGTTCTCTGGTTCATATTTTCATCAAATGGAACCGTATGATTACCCATATAGAAGGGACTGAACGTCATCGTAGCCCCATTACAGCTAACTCCAGAACCGTAGTGCTGCCTACTTGGAGCACCATTGTTCTGGAATTGGACTGCTTGATTTGTTACATTTCCAGTTGCTGCTGCAACGGGATTTGAAGTGTTATTTGTCTCTCCTTCTGCTTTAGCAGGTGCTATTGCGAGAAGACTGATAAGGAAACAGTAGTAGAATCCGTTTCGATAGTTCTTTCTATTTCTGTTAATTCTATTACTTGACTCGCTGCTCTCGATACTACTTCTAAGGAAAAGTCGCTTCCAGCTGTATGAATTGTAAAGATTGAATCGCTGTCTACTAAACCTCCAGAGCTTGCCGAGGTATGGGTAATATTGTCTCCCGACCACTTGTTTAACGCTGCTCCATAGGTTGTAGTGGTGATTTCTTCTGTTATTTCTTGGGTGGTTGTTGTTGTACTGTTCATCGACCCCTGCGTAAAGTTTGGGGTTACAATTTCTGCTCTCGCTACCGTGGGTGATGCCAGTAGGAAGAGTAAAAGCCATTTTTTCATTCTTCCTTTTTCTTAGCCATAGGACAATTTACTGGACCTTTGTTTTTATTGTTATTGCCTGTAGTAAGGCCAAAGGTCGCTAGTGCTCCAGTAAATACACTAGCAACGAACGTGATATCAGAATTACCTGATTTCTTAACCATAGGTATTTCTACATAGTTCATCGTAATGATGAATCCAGACCAGACGACAACGCCAAGCCTAACAAATGTACCTAAGATTTGTATCTGATGTTCTTGATCCTCTGCTGCATCCTTCAGCTTACCGAGGAGTCCCTTTTCTTTTTCTGGCGGTTTTCCTTCCATTTATCTACTTTTTTCTGTAGGAATTTTTGGATTTGTTTCTTTAATTTATCAAATAAAGGAGTAGCTAAGGTGGTAGTGGCTACAGCTGCAACAGCTGCATAGGTAGCAGTAGCTACGACTTCTGCACTAGGTAATGGTAAGTCAATCTTAACAACAGGTACTCTAAGAGTTGGTTGTTCAGTCGTTGCTGTTTCCTCTTCTTTTTCTGCTGGTGCTTCCTCTAATTCTACTCCAGCTGGAGCTTGTAAATTACCCGGAGGTATTACAATAGGAGGGAAGACTGGCATATTAGCAGTAGGAGGCTCTAGAATCATATCTTTAAATTCTAGAGCATCTGAAGTTGGTAGCTTAGATTTTATGGATGGGATTTCCATTTAGGCGTGGGCGTAGTACACGTAGTTACCAGTATTAGCATTTATATTGTTATGAGTGGTAGTTAAAGTGAAGCCAGTAGATGTTGGAGCACCAACATTAATGCTAGTTTCACCGGGCCAAGTACCATCAAGCCATATTCTATGATCATCACCACTACCCCAACCAAGTGTTGAATCTAGTACAAGCCAATTACCATAATCATCAGTACGTTTTATTATTAAGAATCTAGGTTGGAATCCTAAAGTAATAGTCCGTGATGTAGCTGAACCATTTCCTGTATAGCTACCAACCTTGCTGATACCGTCAACGCTGGCGAAGAGCAAAGCTATATTTTTATCAGTTCCACTGTTAGGATTAGCACCATCACCAAGAGCAAAATGAGTTGCTGTTGGCATCTTATCGTCCATGAAATCGGCTGTAGTCATACCATGCTCAGTTAGATTTACTTCTGCATGATTATGATTTAATCTTAGATGACGTTTTTGAGGATCAGTACCACCGTTTGCTCCTTTATGATATACATTCCAATTCCAAGATTGATCTAAATTTTTGAACCATATCATTTCTGGGACTCGCCCAAGACTATGAGGAATTGTATAACCTTGTGTGCCATTTGAATTATAAGTCAATACATCAAAACCAGCATGTCTCTTCCATTGCCATGACTTCCAATCACTGGCAGAGCTTCCTGAATTATACCCATTCATATAATCGTAAACCCAAGTAGCAGAAGTTGCAGTTGCAGAGCCTCCATCAGTTGTTAAATATTTTGTTCCTATCATTCTAGCTCCTGTGTAGAAACTATTAGTTGAATCTATGTCTCTTGTTATATGATAATCTACAACAATACCACCGGGGTAATTTGGAGCTGATGCGCCGCTTTGTCCTGTAGCAAGCCTGAATACATCTGTACCTGCTTCGGGAATCTTGCCAACGTATCCATCGCTGCGTCTGATTGCGATATAAACGAGTTTCTTAGTGCTTTCATTTAATCCGTCTGTAGTACTTTTAACTCTAAAACCTTGTGGATAAACCTCTAAATATTCACCAGCTACATCAGCAGCGGTAGTATTCGCATAATTAAAACCACCATCACCAGCGGTAACTAGACCTCTCATAGAATCGAATACGAACCAATTTGTACTACTAGTTTCAACGGCTTTGATCATTACGAAAGACGGTTCCCATCCGAGATTTACTTTTAAACCTGCGGAGCCTGATCCCTTATAGCTACCGCACTTGATTACGTTTTGATCTTCATTCTCTCCAAATTTAAAACCAGCGGGGTCGTCAAAGGGGCTATCTGTGCTTGCTGTTGGATTTCCACTAGCAGTAATTGTTCCTACTGTTGTTCCAGTTGTAGAAGCATTATTAAAACATAAGAGTTTAGTATTCGTTATGTTTGTTAATGGCTCAGTTGGTGGTTTAAATGATGAGGTGTAAACTGCTGTTCCTTTTACTACTCTAAGATTAGAAAACGCCCCGTTAAATACATAACTTCCTAAACTAACTCCATTAGATCCCCAAACGATTGAAGTATGTGAATAATCAGTAGAATCAGAATACGTACCTTGCGATATTCCGTTTACATAGAATTCTGTTACAGCAGAATTTCTAACTACAGCTATATGATACCATACATCTCTTTCTATTGATATATTAGATCCGATTCTATTAGCACCTGCATTATAAAAATAAATCTTCTTATCACCGGGATTTACATAAACAACCCAAAAATTACCATAACTGCCATCAGTCCTACCGTCTAGTACTGTTGGATAGTTATTACTTGTAACATAATCTTCATCAATTCTAACCCATGTTTCAACAGTAAAATCACCTGTTCCAAAATCGTAATCACTAGATGTACTTGTAGTGAAGTAATCACCCGTTCCATCCATTTCAACACATCTTGCAGTCGCAGCAGTACTTTCTCCACCTGCGAATAGGTAGGCTACGTAGGTTGCACCGTTTTCATTAACTACTCCATTCTGTCCAACACTAAATACAGAAGACGTAGGAGCAGTATTGTTCCATATTGTTGAATCATTACCTGAAGCAGCAGTTGTATTAAGGGCTAGATTTCCTTGTGCTGTATTGCTTAAAGATCTATGCCATACAGCCCAAGAATCAGTGCCAGAGGTCTTCTTGACCATAATCATTCCTGGCTGACACCCAAGTGAATGACTTATGGTTTGAGCAGAACTTGAGCCATTATAGGTAACAACATCAAAGAACCCTTTTGCCTTGCGGCAATTAAAAGATACCATTTTATCACTACTTCCATTCGTTTGAGCTTCAGCACCTACATCAAAACCAGTAGTAGAGAAATTGTTTTGTCTAGCAAAACTTTCTGATTGAGCAGCATTACTATTAAAATGAAGTAGTTTTCCATTACCTCTAACAGTATCAAAAATAGCCCATGACTCACTTTCATCTCTGTTTTTTATAAATGTTGCACCTCCCTTAGTTGTAAAATCTATTCCAACATTAAGTGTCCTTTGTGAATTAGTTCCTGTGTAGACATACGTCGAAAACAAGTCGTCCATATACGTCTTCTTTTTAACACCACCTGCGCCAAGCATTAATTGTTGTATCGGTGTCATATCAGCTCAACCCCGCACCTGAGATATATGCAACACTTGCAGAAGCAAACCAGATAGTAGCCATTCCTCTACCAGCTAAAGTTCTATTACCTGTAGCTGCATCAGCAGTGTTATGTATGGTTACACCTGAACCTTGAGTAATTGTTTGATCTGAACCACTGTTATTAATAATCGTCACTGCATCACCAGCAGAGAATACTGAATTATTAATAGTTACTCCACCAGTTGAGATATAAATAGCTTTACCAGCATCAGCAGCAACTCCTACATATGCTCCACCTTGAGCATTAGAAGGTATAGATCTTACATCACCCTTCGTATCTGTTACCGTTCCAGTTACCGTAACGCCAACATTTGTTGTGCCTATTTTTTCGACACCATTATAATATAGCTTTGTTGACCCGTCTGGAACAGCTAAAAAAGCATTTTCACCTGATTTAGCTTCTATATATAAACTACCACCAGTGTTTCTAAGATAAGTATCAGTTCCATCATGTACAGCAAAAAAATCTTGACCAGTACCTAAGAATAACTTCTTATTATCTCCTAAATGTATATGCTCACTAGATGTCCACGCATCAGTAGCATCTACCCAGTTCCAAGTTTTATCTCCATCACCTGAGTCAACTGTAATACCAGCACCATCAGCTGCTGCGTCATTAGCAGCACCTTTAGCAATTTCAATATTCTTATCAGCAACAGACATCGTAGTCGAATCTACTGTTGTTGTAGTACCTTGTACTTGGAGGTCACCACCTATTACAACTTTACCAGTACTAGAGTTAAAAGTAAAATTACTACCAGTCTTAGGAGCTAGATCTCCTGTAGCAGCAGTTACAAATAATGGAAAACAAGTAGTATCAGATGATTCATCTGCAACTGTAATAGCTGTAGGTACAGCAGCGTCTCCAGCATCTACATATGCTTTAACAGACTGCTGACTAGGAGGTCTAGTAGCACTGTTAGTTGACATATTGTCTTCATCAATCAAAGATAAAGCAGCAGATTCTTTAGCTAATGGATGACCACCAGCTGTACTACCGTCATGTACGACAATAGTATCTTTAGTTGTATCTACAGTGACTTCGCCTTCTGCACCAGTGAAGCTACTGTGTTGTGAGGTTGTACCTCTTCTTAATTTTAATAGTTTAGCCATGGTTATGAAAGAGTTCCGAAGTCCATTTGTAAGTTATCTCCACTGACAGTTCCTACTTCAGTGAGGTTTTTATCATTGCAATCTAAATGACCGCCAAGTTCAGGTGTAGTATCTTCTATCAAGTTTGCAATTCCGGGTTGTATTCCAGTAAATGTTGATCCAGTATAATATTTTAATACATTATTAGAACCATCATACCAGAGGTCACCAGCTGAAGGGCTACCCGGTGCTGAGTTAGCAATCTTATACTCATTAGCATAACGGTTAACGTCAGCTATTGAGTTAGCTACGGTAGTAATATTACTGTTAGCACCTGCTACTGTATTAATATTAGAATTATTAGTAGCAACAGTTGTTACATTTGCTGATATACCAGCTACTGTATTAACATTAGAAATATTAGTAGCTACAGTTGTAATGTTAGTACCACTACCTGTAGACACAGAATCAGTAACTGCACCTAAATCTTCACTAAATGATATCTGACCTGCTACTGCATTAATATTAGTAGAGTTAGAATTAACAGTATTAATATTAGTTATGTTACTATTAACAGTATTGATAGCACTAATGTTAGTAGCAACAGTATTAACGTTTGTTATACTACCAGCAACTGTTGTTACTTCTGTTGCTTTAGGTACTTGTCTATGGAATGTATAAGTATTTAATGTCGTAGTTGTTTCTACGATCATTCCATAAGTAGAAGCATACGTTGTACTATTTGCTAAACCAGTAATAGTAACTGTTGAGTTACCTAAAGTACCATTAGCAATGGTTGCAACTCCAGATCCATTAGAGGTAAGGTTGCTGCTGAGAGATTTAATAGATACAAGAGTTCCAGCCCCGTTATTAATGTCAGGGTTAGCGTTAGGAAAAGATGTTTCATTTGCAATAGGTACAAAACCACCAACATCATCAATCATATCTGTGATGCGAGCATCTATAGCTGATGTAGTAGCTATTTTAGTATCAGATGCAGACCATGTTTCGTCTGATCTTATTTCAGCTGCACTACCAATTTTATAGAAATTATTATCAACTTCAGTTTCAGTATAATATCTATTATCTAAATCATATGAACCTATAGCTGTAACGTGCCCCTGAGCAGATATAGTTATATCCTGTAAGACAGTTCCATTACTATTATTAACTGTTGCATCAGCTCCACTAACACTATGGTTAATAGTAACCTGCCCACCAGTTGCAGTCTTAGCCATATCAGTACCAGCTAAAACATCACCTTCCATAGCAGTGTCTATTTTAGCATCTATACGACCATCAACAGCACCAGTAGTAGCTATTTGTGTGTTATTAGATGCCCATGTTTCACCACTTTGAATAGTAGGATCACCCTTTTTCCAAGAGTTTAATATGTCAACATTAGCTTCTTGGGTTACATATAGGTTTTGTAATGAGTTATCGTTTAAATCATTAGAACGTATAGCAGAACCGGGGTAGAAAGTAGCCTTAGGTGAATCATAAGATGTACTTCTATATATTCTAATAGCGGATGTGTCAGCAGGGGGAGTAGGTGTGTTATCTGTTGTGTTGTTAACGAATTGGACCGTTGTTGCATTAAGCAATCTAAAGTTTGTTGTATCGTTACCTCCAATACTAGCTTTAATATCGGAGTCGTCTAAATATGGGAATGTGAACGAGTAATCGGTGGTGGAGCCGTTACCCGTATAAGTATTTTCAATTGTTACGGTCATTTTAGAAATCTAATAAACGTCTTAAGTCCTCTTTTGTTTCATTTGCTTCTAGAGCTGCTGGCATATTGCCTTGTCGTAAAGCATTCTTAATTCTAGTGTTTTGTAAGCCCACCTGTGAATACTGCGAATGATATCTCTCCAATGCAGAGCACGCATACTTCATAGCATTTCTATGAATCCTAGATAGTTCTTGATGTACGACCAACTCTTTAAGTGGATAGTCCTTTTGTTTTTTCCATCCTCTATCTCGTTTATATTCCTTCATCTTTCTAGTCCAGAATCCATCTTCTGAATTCATCATTCCTTCAATCTGTCCAGCTAAGTTCATATTCTTAGCTATCCAGTTATTGATCCAATGACGATCTTCAGGACTTAATAACTCTTTAGTAATAGGATTGACCCTCATACTTTGTACGTTATCCCATCCTGTACTAATTAACCACTGTCTCCAAGGCTCCATGTCACCATTGGATTTACCAAATGGCATAAAAGCATTTGCTGCAGCAGTTAAAGGTTCGTGGAATCTGATTGGTTTACCTGTGTATATATCTAACTGATCTATTAAACCGGGAGGACTCATAAACTTCCATTTGTTAGCCATCAATGAACCCCAGTCATTTTCCACATCTTTTAGTTGTGGAGATATAGCTTGATTTAATACACTTCTCATACCAGATGGTGCAAAGGGTATTAAAGAATCTGCTTGATTGACAAGGAATCTATTAAATGCACCTTCATCACCAGAGAACATAGATACTAATGGTTCCATTCCACTAAGGAATGTTTTATTAGCAACGTTCATACTGATAGAAAACGCTATCTTTTGATATAGTTGTTCAGTTAATGATTGGTCTACACGGTTAGAGAAGTATACTGCATCTCCAACAAGACCAAGTAATGAATCAAACGGTTCAAATCCTTTGTAGCTATGCCATTCACCAGTGATAGGGTTCTTAATAGAATTAGGTTCCCAACCCATGCTAATCATACGCTTACGTTCACCAGCATTTTGAGGTCCATTACCAGTTAAATTACCTTGCAATGCCCACATACCAGCACCTGTAACTACAGTAGCCCCCATTAACTGACGACCAATGTACTCAGATTTAAGTGTACGGAATGCTTCATCACTGTTTTCAAGCCCATGCTCCATCAATACTTCAGCTATTTCCTGTTTAGTAGAAGCTGTAAATACCTTACGAACCTTAGTTTGAAGAGGTATTAGACCACTACCGGGGGTAAATGTCCAAGATAAATTTAAGGCATTTAAACCAGTTCTAGGGAATAAGAATAATGATTTTGCAGCTGGAACTTTTTCCAACATTGTATTCAAATCATTTGCTAACTGACTATCTAAGTTAAGTGCTATCTCTTGCGAAGCATGTTTAGCTGCCTTATCTGTTAATAATCCAGTATGATCAAACGCTTGACTATACAATCTTTTCTGTAGTTTATCGAAAGCTTCTCTACTGAACCCACCTTTAGTTTCTTTCATCAAGATATTATATGCTTTAGCTCTAGCAGAACCACTAGCCATTAATGAGTTAGTAAAACCATCAATAGCATACATAGCATTAATACCCCATCGAACAAATGGGTTGTTGTTGTACCATGATAAACCTTTAGCTATATTCCACATAGCCACTTTACCATTATTACCTTCTGATTTCCAGACACCAGCCATAGCTTCTAGTGCTTCAAAGTTATCCATCTTAGCTTGACGTAGATCTGCACGACCACGCATCATAGCTTCTTCAGGACGTGACTTAGCTAAACGCCATTCATCACCCATTACTTTAAAAGCACGGTTAAAGTTTTCTTGAATACCACCATAGGTCCAAAGAGCTTTCTGGAATGTGGCTGTATCCCCTGTAATTTTAGCACCAGCTAATACTGTAGCAGGTTTAAATGCAGCTAACATAGAGTTACCTGTTAGTGCTCTTAGTGGTGCAAGACCAGATAAGATGTGGTTATACCTTACACTATGTAAACCTTTAACAATTAAACTAGGTACTTGAGGGTTACCATCATAGAATGCTTTCTTTAAGAATCCTACGTTCTCTTCAGCCCATCTGTTAAGTTTATATATTTGATCAACTTCACCATTGGTAGCCTCCATTGCTAATGCAAGTGGCTTAAGATATTCAGGATTGTTTTTAGCAATCTCTTCTAAGGTTTGGTAGAACTCCTCACCTTTATCTTGTACAGCTTTCAAGCCTCTAGCGAAATCAGTATTCTGATCCATAATCCAAGCCTTTAAAGCAGCTGGATTCTGAGCACCTGCAAGTTGTTTATACTCACCTACTTTATTAGATATATACTGGTTAGCTCTAACTTCTCTACTTAATAACTTAAGCTTCTCAACAATAATCTCCTGTTGTCTACCTGTCATAGCAACATCACCAATCAGACCAATAGCAGATGCTGTATCAGCAATGGTACCAGCAGCTTGGTTAGTAACTAAAGCAGATGCACGCATTACTTTAGGATTATATACCTGTTCAAATGATTTAATAAAAGCTTCATTAACAATACGCCACTCTTGTTGACCCATGTAATTCTGCTTATTAAAGAATCCAGTTTTCATGTCATTGACAATGGATTCCATTTGATTTAATTTGATATCAGGATTAAAAACACTGTTATATAAATTAGTTACAGCTTTATTTATTTCATCTGGAGGTATAACTGTACCATCAATCTTAGCACCGACGTTAGCAGCTATATCTTTATCAAATAAATTTCTGTAAGCTTCAGCTCTTTCAGATGGATTAGCATTAGCCATCCTCTGTATAAACCTATTACTTACGAAAGGTCTAGCTCTACCATTAACGGTACCTACATTATTTTGTATTCTCCAATTATCTATCTTAGCTTTAATTGGATTAGGTTCTAATTCAGTAACAGCTCTACTCTGTGGTCCAAGATCAGGTGTATTAATAAATGGATCATAACCTCTATCACCTAATGGATCTCGTATTAATCTACTAACTGCTTCATCTCTTTGAGCTTTAGTTCTACTAGATCTACGACTCAAGACACCAAAGCTAATAGGATCTTCACCTTCAAAACCTGTAGCATGTCTAGCTAAAGCACGCTCTGCAGCTTCATCTCCGGGTATAACTTTCATAGCTTTAGACAAAGAAAATGCAGATGTAAGTAAATCTACACCAACACTTAGTCCAGCTGACTCATAGATATTCTTCTTTCTTATTACGTCTGGGCTGTCACCATCTCTGGTAGCCCATGGTATATCCCAACCTAACCATTCATTTAGAGCTGCAGCTATATTATCTTGTTCTTTAGAATGAGAAGATATAGCAGTAACAGCTGTGTCTACACCAGCATGAGCACCTATTGTACCAAGAATACGTGTAGCCTTAGGTATAGATCTAGCAGCTGTAGCAGCCTTCAAACTACCTGTAACAACACCACCACCATACATTGTAGGGATGATAATTGAAGCAGCTTCTCTGATAGCTTTGTGAGCTGGGTGGTTAGATCTTGGTGAGTTTTCATCCCACCATTCATTAACAGGTTTTAAGAATGGTACCAATGCAGCAGCATCAGCAACAAAATCAGCAACACCTAACGCTGGTATAGAACCAGCAGCTACGATGTTTTCTAATCCTCTGGACCACTCTGGTCTAGCATCCCAGTCTTCTTGACTGACGTTAGCAGGTTTTTGTAAACCATACTGAGCTTTTTGTTGTTCTTCATAACCACCCCATGAATGATCACCTGCACCACCTTTAACAGCATCAGCTGTAGTAGTAGGTTTACCAGCAGCCTCAGGTACTACTTCAGCTTGTTCTTTAGCTTCACCACCTTCTTGTTGAGTCTTCCACTCTTCGTATTTACGTTGCTCTTCCTGTTCAAACTTTTCCTTTTCTGGATCAGGTAAGGCACTATTAGCTTGTATCGAACTACTATTATCCATCAGTAAGCCCCCATCATTAACATCTCAGTCCAGTCTAATTTGTCTGGATCTCCTTGTGGATCCATGTTTAAATATGCATGATAATGTTCTGGATTTCTAACCATATTAAAATAAGGTGTTTTATTTCTCTCAGCAAAGTTGTTAGATTTTGGAGCATCTTTATGTTCAAACCCACTATATTTTAAAGCAACATGTATACCATTAGTACTTTGATGTGCTCCTACAATTAACTTTTGATATTCAGGTTTAATCTGACTAAATGCTACTTTATGCATTTGTAAGAGTTGTGGAGGTATCTCAAATTCAGGATCAATCAACTTCATCTGTGCTTCTAAGAACATTAGTTCAGTCATCTTGACTTCACCATTAGGTCCAATACCAAACTTACTTACATAATGAGATACATCTGTAGGGAATCCAACGTTTCTACCTTGAGACACATTATCAAAGAACTCTCTTACTGTAACAGGTTCTAACAATACTTTTTCATAAGGTAGTTTAGGGTTAGCAGCAAATTGTTCTGCAGTCATCTCACTTAAAGGTATTGCATGACGTTTAGCACCCAGAGAGAATGTACCAAAATGAGGTTTGAATGTATCACCTGCACCTGTTGTAGTTATTTTATAATCGTTCTTAACATCTACTTCAAATCTTTCTAAAGCTTGAGTAAGTACTTGACCTCTGCTGAGTTTAGGATCTTGAGCATAGGTAGTGAAATACTTTTTAATTCTACCTTTACCTGTGTATACAGCTAAAGCAGCAGATGTTACATCTTCGCTTTCAAATCCATAGCTATGTAAAATATCTTCAACTCTAGCTTCTACATGATCTTCAAGTAGTTTTAATTCAGCTTCATTAGGTTGAGCTGGGTCTTGCTCTTTAGCAACCTTCATCCAATCAGCTTCATTTTCAGGTGATAACATCATTGACTTAACAATGCTAGTAGTTACCATACCTTGAGATTTTAGTTTTTGAAGTGTGTCTTCGTAAATAGTATCATTAGCTTCAGATGTATGGTCAGTAACAAATGTTGCTAACATTTTAGACATCATGTTATCAGTACCATATAACCTATTAGATTCAGCTATCATAGAAGCCAGTCTAGCTGGTTCTAATGGAGTTTCTCTGTTTAATAATTCGTTTCTAAAAAGTAATGTATTCTTAACTAACTTAGCATTACGTGTTTTTGTAGCTAGTTGATCACTTGCAATTACTTTAGTATTATAATTAACTAAAGCTTGATCAAGTTCAAGTGCTCTTTTAGTAAACTTATTACCATATTTTACTTTCTTACCATCAACTTCAATTTCCATATTTTTAAGATATTCTATTTCTACTGGACCTATCAATCCTCTAGTAATAGCATCTATTTGATTATTATGTTCTGCTGCTAATACTCCAGCACGACCTTCACCATTAGGACCAAATTTCTTTTGTACAAATTCCCAATAAGTACCTTCTTTAATCCTAGTTTCTGTGAGTTTAGCTTGTTCTGCTTGTATTTTACTTTGCTCTGCTTTAGCATTCTTCTCCATTAAGGTTGTTCTTACACGACCTTCTGCTCTAACTATATTATCTCTAGCATATTTAGCAAGGAGTTTATTACTAATACCTGTATTTTCTTTTACTTCATTCAGGTATTCTGTTCTTATTTTCTGTCGTATTACTTCAAAAGCTTCTATATTACCTTCAGCAGTAGCGTCATGGAGTGACATTTGCCTACCTTTGAAGTCATATTTATTGCTTTGTTTTTTTATAATACCATTAACTCTATAATCCTCACCTGCATTCATAGCAACACCAACTCTAAACCCTTGATTTCCTAACCAACTGAGTTTATGTATTTGGTTTATTTGTTCCCATGATGCACCTTTCTTACGTGCTTCTAATACTGCAGCGTTAGTACCTTGATAAGTGTCATCTAAGACACCTGTAGCATCTTGTATACCTTTAGCAGTATTCCATGATAGACCTAGATCTATTGCTAGGTTCATTCCATGGTCTTGCCTTGCCTTAGCAAAACCTTGTGCCCCTTTAACTCCTAGCTTAACTGCACTCTCTGACCAGCCTTCTAACTTCTTAGCTGTTGCTTGAGATGCTGTAAGTTTTGCTTCAGCATTTTTAATTAAACCTTCATGCCTTGTAGTTAAAGCTTTTTCAAAGCCTTCAGCAAAGTAAGATTCAAGTTTTCTGTTACGTGCTCTATCTGCTTCTTCAGCTTGGAACTTAGCTTCCAGAGCTGCGAGATAGTTAGCTTGGTTTTGTTGTTCCCCTTGAGAAACTTCTTTCCAACCACTAAGGTAGCGTTTACCTTCTTCTAAAATTTTATCTGAGGGATCTTGACCTTTCAGTAAGTTCCCTGAGTAATCTGATTTCTGGGCGTACCCTTTAAATAGATTTGACATTGTTATTTTTTATTTGAAAGGTCCAGATGGACTTCCCATCCATGCACCAGCTGCTGACATACCAAGTTGAACCAAGGTATCACCGAAGCTAGTATCGTGTACTGTGTTGATTCCTCTAACAGGTAGTGGAGGTTTAACAGGTTCAAGTACCTTATTATATACTGTATCAGGTATCATTAGTGGTAGCTTCTGTTGTGGCGGTGCCTTAGGTACAGACTTAAGACTTGCAGATGCATTGATATCAGCTTGATATTTATCCATACCAATACGCTGCTTATCAGCTTCATTCTGCTCACCAGCACTAATCATAGACTGTTGTAGTTGTATTCTACCATAGTCAGTTTGTTTCTTAAGCTGACCAAACTTCATACCAACCCCTTCCTGTGCTCTACCAGCATCTTGCTGTGAAGTACTTAGTTGGTTAGCGATATTAGAATACTGTAAATTTGTAAGCTTTGTTTTATTAGCTAAAGCAGCTGAAAGCTTATCTAGATCTAAATTGTATTTAGCTTGAGCACTAGACACACTTTCCATTAAAGCCATCTGAGCGTTACCGTGGTTAGCTAAGATAGCTTGGATAGCTTTCTCTGCAGATCTACCTGCCTGACCTAGTGCTTTTTGTTGACCTACTTTTTGTACATTCTCTGTCCTCATCCCTTGCATTTTGAATGCGGCATCTGCCTTAGTAGCTGCCATACCATCCCTTAATCCAACTTTATCGAGGGCATCGTTGATTAGGTCGAACTCTCTATTAATACCTGTTTCTCTGATTTGTAGTTGTTCTACAGCTTTTGCTTGCTTTACCTTATCTGTCAGACCTTTAGTTTCTAAAGCTGCTGATTCCCCACCTTCAAGATACTTATTTAAAAGATCTTTGTTCTGGAAACCAATTGAGATTAACTGATCTTGATAAGCTCTAGCTGTATCATTTAAAGTTAATTCCTCTGCTATATTATTAAAGTCTAACTGTTCGTAATAACTTACAACACTAGCATTATATGCTTCAGCTTCTTTGGCATAAGAGTAAAGACGCATGTTCTCTTTATCTTGCCAATTACTAAAAGCTAGGTTGTCTTTATATTTATTAACAGTTTCTTCATTTAACTGTTGGACATACTGAGCTTCCAGAGTATTGTAATAAGTACTCCAGTCTTTGGCTCGTTGCCAAGAGTACATCTCATTGTCATAATCAAACTTCTGATTGATTACGTTTTGGTTATCCTGACGTTCATCAACGCCATTCCACCATGCCATAATTAAGTCCTCCTATAATAACGTGGGGTATAGTTCCCTTCCCACATCATTGAAGTCAGAGAGACTGGGAACGGTGAGTCACTAAAGACTCTAAGTAAAAAGTTTTCTGTACGTTGGTGTACAGGTATAGTATATACTGCCTGATCTATGAATGGAACATCACTAGCTAAGTATTGGTTAGCTTCTTGTACTGGTTGTATATCATACCAGTTATCTTCATAGATTGTTATTTGAACTGGTAAGGTTTTGATAGTTACCTTAGCGTTACCACCACCACCTGATATGGTAATGACCTCCTCTGGTTTATATCCAGATCCTTTTTCAGCTACAGTAACTCCAGTAACTGCACCACCAGACGTAGTTAGATTCAATGTTAAACCTGTACCACTACCACCTGTAGTAGCTACTCCATTAGCGTTTGAATACCCTGTACCATTACCAGAGGCAATGTTATGGAATGTCATTGTAGCAGGGGCTGATCCCATAGTTACTTTAATAGGAACTTCAACAGCTGCACTATTAATAGTGACACTACCGGGAGCTTCTATTGTAAAATCAGATGTGTTGGTACCGTCTAGTTTTATTTTAATATCATCTTTATCATCTACTTCAAATGGTAAAGTAAATACTGTAGTACTACCATCACCTTCAAAGTCTTTATACTTACCACGTAAGCCATTAGCACTCATTTTAAACCCAACAGTACTAGATCTACCTACTGATAGCTTCATTCTAGCTATAGTCAGTTTAGATGTATAATCTGCTATACCTTTATCTAATTGGAAATATGTTCTAGGTAGTGTTATATCATAATCAAATGTATACCCTACAATAACTTTAGTCTTTACATCGTTAGCAGATAAATCTATATTCTCTGCTAAGAAATAAGGACCTTGATCATCTGATCCTCTGGTTGGTGTGATCACTAGACCAGTAGGGATATCAGTAGTGAAGTTAGCTGCAGCATCACCAGCAATAGTGATGATAGGTATAGCTGAAGTTATATCTGTATAGGGTATATAGCATCTGCTATTGCCTGTTGCAAGATCATATTCAACAGTACGAGTACCAGCAGCATTACTAGCTTTACTATATAGATCCATATAAGGATTGATTTTTATACCATCTGTAGTAGTGATGACTTCATCTTCAGCAGTGGCACTAAGGTTAGCACTTAATAAAGTATACCTAAATGTGTTTGTAGCAGTTGTTACTTTAACTATAGCATAGACAACATCAGAATCGACAACAAAATGATGTACATTACCCGGTAGTTTCCAGCTAAACCAAGCCTGTAATACATTCTGATTGCCTTCAGTATGTGTTCTATAGAAATAAACAGTGTCTAAAGTAGATCCATATAAAGCTATAAATGAGTTCTGAGGACTAGCAATTAAACTATCAACTGTTGGTGGTATATACTCATCTACAACCTTACCTAGATTAGTCACCTCTGGTATCTGACCTTCTCCTCTTGGTGTCATACCAAACACTCTAGCATAGGCTGGTGTCTTACTTACAAAGTTAATATTAGTACCCACATCAACAGGGTCTATACTCTTATCCATTGCAAAGTTAGACAACCCACGTATAATAGCTGTTGTGGGTGATAGGTTACCATCAGCAGAGTACATAATAAACTGCTGGTTCTCTGAGAATAATATCAAACCAGATGCTACTGGTATAACACCATGTAGAACTGCAGGTCTAATACTAGAACAGTTTAAATCAACAGGATCTGAGGCACTAACTGTTTGAGCTGTACTACTATAGAGATTATAGAATTCTCCTGATTGACTTAAGATAACGTTATCTTCAGATAGAAATCCAAGTCTATTATTATAGAAGAAAGCTTGTTGTATAGTCTTACCATTAAAGGATGGGTGAGCATTAGTTGTATCATCTCCTACCAATCTATTAGTCCATGTAATAGGTCTAAAGATAAAGACATCAGTAGCACTATTAACTAATTCATGTGGCATTGTAGAAGCTGTTAACCCCGGAGACATACCATGTCCTAAGGTTTCTTCCCAATAACCTTCACCAGTACCACTACCAGCGTTAGCTATAAACTTAGCATAGTAATCATCTGCACCTGTAGCAGCTGTATTAACTATCTGAACTACTCTATCATGTTTAGATTCTGTAGGTAGATCAGCTATTGTATTAACTGTATCTTGATAGCTAGTTAACTGTTGACCATCAATACCAGCGTCTGTTGTTATTGTAAAGTCAGCAGAATGAGTTAACTCAAGTGAACCATTTAATTTAGTAACAGTCAAACCAGATATACTTAATCCATTTAAAGCACTTTCCAATCCAGTTAAGATCTCTGCAGCTGTAGCAGATGAATCACTTGTGAACGTAGCAGTTTGTGTACTACCACCTGTTGTTATATATATTTTATAAGCTGCACTATTATCAACACCACGTAATCTAATTGTAGCTTGACGTTTAGCATTGAAAGTAGCACCTGTTTGTACACCTACTGTTTTAGTTTTATTAGTAATAATAGATGTATCTTGTACAGTTAGTACATGATAGTCATCCTTAACTACACTATTAAGATATGCTTGGGAGCTACTAGGGTAAGTTACTTCTGCTTTATTTTTTGTTTCAGCATTCCAGATATGTATCTTAGCATTGTTAGCTGTACCATTACCTACAATACACCCTATATATTTTTCATCATTATCACGGTGGATGTAGAACCATTTACCAGTATCTAAATCAGTAGCATCAAAATCGGAACCATCAGTACCTTTCTCATCACCACCTCCATCTTTAAGAGTGGTTATAAATTTAAGTCCCGGTCTTTTCTGTAGACCAAATGTAGGATCAGGGTAAGCATTAAGAGCTTCACGAACTTGACCCGGAAACTTCTTATCATCTGGTTGCTTAGATACCCCACCTAAATAATTCGGGACACGTTGTGTAACACTTGCCATTAGCGTTGTAAAGCTGTATAAGGTTTATAGCTGGTATAACTTCTCTTTCCGTGGGGGTGTCCAAAGATAGTATAGTCACCTTGGTTGCATTCATACTCTAGTGCGTTAGCTCTAGCCAATGCTTCTCTTTGTTGTAATGTCTGGATCAAAGCTGGGTCTCCTACAATACGTTGTGCTGTAATTGTAGCAGCTTTAGCTGTAATATAGTTTTGTATTGGTTGAGGTAGATCTACCCAATCAAACCACCATGTCACATCCACTTCCCATGTATCA